GCTGGAGGCACTGCGCAACGCCCCTCCCTGAGCCTTAGCGCTCCGCCCATAGGCCGATCAGCTGCGACAGCAGCGTGAAACCGGCGAAGCCCGCGGCAATGGCGGCCCGCAGGAGCGTGGGCTCCCACATCGCCCAGCCAGCCAGCACCGCCACCAGCACCGCGCCAGCGGCCCGTAGCGCGCGCCCGGCCAGCACCCTTGCCAACATACGCCCCAAGACCGCGTTCGCGTCCTGCGTGGCGGCAGGTGCCTTGGCGGGGGTTTCCAAGGGGACTTCCTCGGGGAGCAGTTCACCGTTCACGGGTCATTTCCTTCGTCGGGCTGGTTGAAGAAGCTGCCAAAGGCATCGTCGCCCCCTTTCTTGGTGGCCTTGATCCAAGCCACCCCCATCTTGATCGCTTCGAAGCGCTGGTCGGGATCGAGGGCGCTGTAGTCGCTGGTCAGGAGATCCCGGATGCGTTTCTCGATCTGTTTTTCGAGCGGAAGAGGGGAGGGCATAAGGCACCTGAACGGGTGAACTCGGGTGGATTTCGGGAGGAACTGAGCCTACTGCAGGGTGGGTGATTAAGCACAAGTACTTGATTCATCAACACCCAAACGTAGGCCGATCTGACCGTTCGCTCACGAACTCGGCCACTGCCCGCTTTCGATCATCGTGGCCAGCCGCTCGTAACGGGCCGGGAGCTGCTGATAGACCAGCGTGTCGCGCAGGTCCGCGGCGGCCGCCGTCCACTGGCTGGCGCCCATGTAGTTGAGGAAGCCGGCAAAGAGGCTGAACGCGGTCAGGCCGAGGTTGAAGGCCATGTCGATCAGCGCCGCCTGGCGTACTGGATCGAGGGTGGCAAACCACGGCCACCGCTGGAGCCCCTGGACCACGGCGTCCTGGTCGTGCTGGAACTGCCGGTCGATCGCCTGATCCAAAAGCGCCTGCACATCGGCCGCCACCCCGTTGGACAGGCGGTGGCCGATGCCCCAGGTCAGGTTGCCGCGGGTGTCGGTGTAGGGCCAGGTGCGTCGGCCCTCGTCCTGTTCGAGTAATTCCTGTACTGACGAGATCATAATTACCTCCGGGGAGTAGCCAGGGCGCGCTGAATCCAGTCCAGTGCCAAGCCCTTCTTCACCTGCTCCGGGGTGACGGCCATGACGGTGAAGCCCAGCGCGACGGCCTCGGCGGTCTTGGCGCAGTCGCGGGTGATGCCCGTGCCGGAGCTGTGGCCGGACGCGCCCTTCGCCCACACGCCGCCGTTCACTTCCACCAGCAGCCAGCCCAGCTGGAAGTCGAAGCGGTAGCGGCGCTCGGGGATCACCTTGGCCTCGCGCTGGTAAGGCAGGCCGGCGGCCTTGAGCTGGAAGGCCAAGAGCGCCTCGGGCTTGGACTCGCGCGCGGCGCGGCGCAACTGACGGATCGATTCAATGGTGGTCATGCCACACGCCTCGCAGGATCATTTTGATTTCCTGAAGTCGTTGGATTTTGGCATCCAGCGTCCGGATCAGCGCCTGGCGTTGTTCAGGGGTGGCGTTTTGCGCGTCTTCTTCCATCGCTGCTGCAGCGAGGCGATCTGCCATTGCGAGCGCAGCCACGGTGTGATGGAAGCCCGAATCGCCGGGTCCAATCGATCCAGCGCTTCCTTCCACTGCGCCCGCGGCAAGCGGGCGATCGCCATCTTCTCCTGCAGGTAGTTCTCGACCGGCATTCATAGGTCCTCCTTGGGAAAATAATCCACCCACCCCATGCGCGGCTTCTTGCCGCCCTTGGTGAAGATGGGTTTGCCCGCATCGTCCTTGAGCTGGCGCCAAGCGCGGACGTGCAGGTTGCGATGTGCGCCAGCGCGCCGCATCAGTACGATGAATTGCTGTGCCACCTGCGGCATATCGAATTTGTCCGACAGCTGCTTGATCTGGCTTCCGCGCATGATGGCATCCGTGGCGCCCTCTACTCGCCGCGTCCACTCCGATTCGGGGATGACGGTGCCATCGGGCAAGACGGCGGGCGTTTTCTGGAGGGCGATGGAACGAGCACGTAATATCGTCATGCCCCACACGGCAAAGTCACTCATGATGACACCTCACGGATGGGCCTGAGTGTTCAGGCGTTTCAGGTCGCTGATCTGCGCATCGCAGATCGCCAGGGCTTGCAGCGCGTGCTGCCACGCATCCACCACATCGGCACCGGTACGGATCGGACCGGACGTGACGGTGCAGGGCAAGAGGTCCGCCGCCGGCATCGGCACATAGCGCACCTTGGTCACGGTCACCAGCTGCGGCGGCGCGGCCACGGGCGTGCTGGCGCAGGCGGTGAGGGAGATGCAAACCAACAGCATCAGCACGATCCTCATGGCGCCCCTCCCGTATTGAGGGCTTGCTGGATCGACGTCGGCAAAGGACCCAGCCACGTGGCCGCTGCCGTGTCGGAGGAGGGAATGGCATGCAGCTTCTGCTGCAATGCGATCACCTGTTTGGTTTGTGCTTGGACCAAGGCTTCGCGTTGGGAGGCCGCTTCTTGGGCCGCGGTTGCCGCGTCCTGCGCCTGAATAAGCTGCGCCGCGTCGGCCTGTGCCTGTGCCTGCTGCGCGGCGGTAGAGGCTCGAGTGATGGCCTGCGCCTGCGTGGCTTTGTACTGCGCCAGCGCCGCCGCACCCGCTTGCGCGCCTTCGTGGTGGCCATAGAGGTAGCCGCCCAGCAGGCAGGCAAATAGCAGCAGGAGCGCGGCGAGAATCTTGATAGCGAGACTTTGCAGGTTCATACCTTTGACTCCTTCGCCATGGCGGCATCGATGGATGCATCAAGTTGTAGTGGGCCGCTTCGATACGTGCCGTAGTAGAGCTGTGCTGCCTCTCCGTATTCGCCGGTTAGTTCCGTCGCATTTATCTTGAGCCACCGATACCGCGCCGCATCCTTTGCGTCCTGCTCGATCTGGGCAGCGTGGCGCTTGATGAATAGACGCAGAGCGAGTTCCGTGTCAGAAAGCGGCAGGCAACTTCTTGTATCGGCGCATGCCTGCACAACCTCGCACAAGTCTTCAAGCATGGTCATGGCTGTCTCCGATAGCGCGGCGCAGCTTGTCAGCTTGCTCAGCCATGCCTGGGACTTCTACAACAGCATGCTCTGCAAGCCAATCAGCCACCTCCCGCACCTGCTCCATCATCTGCGCGTGGGCGGTGAGGTGGGCACGATGATTCCAGCAGCTAGCAGACGAGAACTTCCGGTCTTCAAGAATGCAATTGCCGCTTGGATGCTCAGGGTGGTACACGTACCAGAATTCGCGGCCATAGCTGACCGGTCGGGTCACGTACTCAACTTCCATGCCGCAGAACGGGCACGGCTCCAACGTCATCGCGCTCATTTCGTCACCTCGGGCTGCGGGGCTGCGGCGAGTATGGCCGTATAAGCCGCGTTCAACAGAATGCGCTCCTGCGCTTCCGACTTGCGCGGCGGCTCGCCATCGACACGGAAATTAGCGGCCACGGTTGCGGTGCGCGCCCTTTCGATCATCTCCCGCGTTGCGATAAGTGGCACCAGCTTCCACCCCTCCGGCGCCGCCTTAGCCGTTGATAGGTTGGCGGCGAAGGATTCGAGCGCGGCGCGCATGCATTCCCGGTTATGCATTGCACGATCTGCGCGGCTTGGCGGAGCATGTCCTGAGCTGGGCTCCCTCTCAGCATTTTTTCAGCCATTGCCTCGTACTGCTCCGCCGTGTATTTCGGTTCGTTAGTCATGGCGCTTTCTCCTCATGCAGGCGCGTAGCGGTTCTTGAGCTGCCACAGCGCCAGCGCGTGCTGAAACATCTGCCAGCCCCGTTCCGCTTCCGCCGGTTCCCAGATCTTCACCATCACCGCGGCCGGCCGAATGCCGACCATGATCGACACCAGGGGGGCAATCAGGGAGCCGCAGCGATGGACATCGCAGCGACCGGCATAACCCACACCGACAACACATTCCTCGAAATGCAGCCCACGGTCGGGATTCTTGAGCGCGCGCGCATAGGCCGCCAGCTGCATCACGTGTTCGTCGTAGAACAGGTCACGTTCCAGCTTGCCCTCGAGCGTGTCCTTGGACTTGAAATCGCCCACGAAGGCCAGCGGGAGTTGTTCCAGCTTCTGTCTCACCAGCGCCACGTGATCGTAGAACGCCGGATCGAACGGCTCGTCCCGGAAAGCCTGCTCGATGGCGGCATGCAGTCGCGTGCCTTCGTCGGCACGTTTGGCCGCCCAAGCGCGCGAGTCTTCTTCCACCCGACGCAGGAAGCGCTCGTCAGGCTCGTTTTCCAGCCGCGTCAGCGTCAGTGCCGACAGCGCAAACTGTTCACGCTTCCAGCGCTCCAGCCCCGGGGCGGCGAGCACGCGCATGACTGTGGTCACGCTGGGCAGCAGCCCCAGCTTGCGCGCGTGGCGGATATCCGGATTGATCATCTTGCTGCCGTCGGCGTTGGGCACTTCGTACGCGGGGCGACCGTCCGGGTAGTACCAGTGCAGGGACTCGGCAGCGCGCGGGAACATCGGAATGGGCAGATTCATGACATGCTCCGTGGTGAGAAAGGGATCGGACAGATGACGGCAGGTCTCATCAGCTGTCAGATGCCGCCTGTTGCGCGAGGCGGCGGCGCGTTTATGGACTGATACCTTTTTGCCTCATTTCGGCGTGGCGTTGACGGTGGTGTGTGTTGCAAAGCCACCTTACGACGAGCGGTTGGCTGTAATCCTCGTGATGAGCTTCCGTCGTTGGATTTCCACAAACCTCGCAAGGCTGCCGAAATAATTTGCCATCCCGTAACGCATTTCCCACTGCCATTCTTGCTTTTCGTTTCTTTGGATTGGAAGCGTAGTAACGACGAGATATCTCACGAACAACCAATTTTCCTCGCTCGGTTTGTCTGTAAGCCTTGCGCGCTTGGGCTCTGTGAGGATCTTTGGCGCGATTTTTGTCGTAAGCCTTTTGGCATTCCTTGCATTTTGCCGCCAATCCATCTGAACTCGCTGCTCGCAATCCGAAATCACTGGCCGGTTTAACCGTACCGCAGGTGTTGCAGTGTTTGGTGTTCATAGGCCCTCCTTTCGAAAGAGCCTATGTCATTCAAGGAATATGTGCAAGGAACATCAAAATGGAATGTCAGAGTCTTCCCACGGCTGGTACTCGCTCTCACTGGGCTGACTGCCCCCTTGTGCCGTCATCGGCGGCGCATTCTCGATCCGCTTGCGCAGCCAGTCCGGCAGCTTCTCGAACACTTCCTTCGGCGTGCCGGGCGCCCAGAACAAGAGCGGATTCTCGGCCTTGAGGACGGTGCCCTTGGGCGCCGGCCCGATCATGCGGATATTGCTGTAGGTGCGGCCGCCCTGCTCGGCTTCCGTCACCATCAAGGTGCACGGCTTGCCCAGCACCGTTTCGATGTCGAAGGCCGCCGCTTCCTCGTCGGTGAATTTGCGTCCGCGCCATCCCTCCAGATGCTGGCGCAGGATCGCCTTGGCGTTCATGGAAGCGACGTACCAGGCGCCGATGGTCAGCGGGCCTTCGATGCGCTTGCCCTGATGTTCGTATTCGATGCGATGCTCGGGCACCTCGAAGCGCAGGTACAGTCGGTGCTTGAGCGCGGGGTAGCGGGAGGAGCCTGGCTGCATGCCGGCATCCACCAGCAGGTTGCAAACGGCCAGATGCATACCGGCGGGCACGCGCTCGAAATCGCGTCCGCCGGAGACAGGAAGGTTCAAAGCCATGAGATTCACTCCAGAAGGTTCAGAAAGTGCGGGTGGTATCCGACCCGCGGCGGCGCGCTGCCCTTCATCGGTCCACAGCGCTGGACCCTTCACCCGGTGGCCGGCGGCGGTCCATCGGCCATGCCGGCGAAGTAGGCTTCCCGATACTGCGATTCGGGATCGTCGGGATCGTCTTCGGGATAGTCCAGTGCCTGTTCGTACGCGTTCACGACGTCAGTCCTGCACCAGGCGCGCTTGCTCCAGGAACGGGTTGTACTCGCGGCTGATGCGGAACTCGTAGATACCCGCCGGCAACTCAAAATGCTCGTGCGGTACGGGCGCATCCTGCTCCAGCAGGCAGTCCGCCGACAGGCACGCATAGATGATGCGCATGCCATCGGGCACCGCATCCGTGCGCTCCATGACCTCGGCGCCCTCGCCCGCAAGCACATGGTGATGGCCGCTTTCGGAGTGGCTGATGATGGCGCCGTGCGCATTGCGCTCGACCGGTTTGTGCTGCATGGCGGGCAGCGTATCAATGCGGATGATGGTGATTTCGCCTTGGGCTCCGACAATCTGTTTCATGGGGTTCTCCTGGTGGGCTGCAGTGGTGGACTGTTGAGGGGTGGGATTAGGTACGGCGCGGCGGATGGATGTATTCGGCCTGCGGATCGCCGATGCGCCACGCCTGCGCGGCGAGGGCCGTGTCGATGGGAAGGTTGTCGATATCGGAAACGCGCGGCACCCCTTCCACGATCGTGCCATTGCGCGGGCATTCGGCTTTAAGGAAGCGGCCCGGTTCAGCCAATCCCGGGAGATCCAGCTCGATGAGTTGGCCGATGGTCGGCGAGCCGCTATCGTGGATCACGCGCGCTTTGAGCACTTGCAACATCTTCGGCCACCCGACAATAGCAGCCCCGGCGGCGCGCTGTTCGACATTTTCCGCTCGGATGACTTCGCGAGGGTCAAGATGCTCACGATCTTCAATCCAGTGCGCCGGCACGCGCACGCCATGCCAGTGGTAAAGCGACCAACCGTCGCGCCAGCGATGCGAGGGTCCCGCTTCACTGTGAGGGCGGTTTTGCTCGTCCACTTTCAGGATCTCTGGGAAATCGCACACCATGCAGAATTCCTCGTGCGTCCACCGGAATCCTCCGTGGATGGCAGCCTGCTCCCAGGACGCATAAGCCTCATGAGGCGGCAAGCGCAGCCCGAGAATGTCTCTGGCCGCCGAAAGATAGCAATCCCAAGCGGCCCACATGTTGCCGCCTTGGCAGGGGTTCGCCCAGCGCGAAATGCACTGGCACATGAGAGGGGCGAGTTCAGGGCCGCCAAGTTCAACGGCTAAAGGATAGACCCAAGCATAGGCGACCGTGGCGTCGTACGTGGCGGCGCGCGTGGCGGCGCGCGTGGCGGCGCGCGTGGCGG